ATCCGCCAGATACTTTACGGATAAATGATTTATTACCTTTAGTAGGCTTACTTATTCTCTTCGTAAACATTTTCAATTTCACTTCCTTCCAATAATTCTTTCAAACCGTCTTCATTAACTGTAGTTTGAATTTCCATTTCTTTTGCTTCTTCCATCTTAATCACTCTCCTTTTTTGTAATTTCTCCAAATGATTTAAATATTTTGTCTTCAAATGTCTTATATACAGTATCTGCACCAATAAAGCTTGTTAATCCTACCCATAGCGAATTAATCATATTCAAATCGGTAAACGTTAAACTAAAAAGAGTACCTATAACCATAGACACTCCAAAAGATGACATTATTATATTTTTGCTAGACTTAAATTTGTATCCTTCCTTTATTTTCTGTATTAATGTAGTAGAAATAATACTACTACCAATTGAAATTAACAATACCTGTTTTAATAATTCAAAATTCATTTTTTATTCACTCTCCTTATAATTTATAATTTATTTTCTTTAATTAATCTTTCCCATTTATCGTGCACATAACTATTTCCACCATGTTGCCGATAATAATCATAAAGCTCATGCGCTCTTAGCTTTTGTTCCGTTGAAATAGCTTTTTTATCAGCTAATTCCATCAGGTTAATTAAATCTGTTTTAATACTTGATAAGTTGTTTTTTGTTGTATTTTCTCGCAAATCTTTAATTTCTTGTCTAATCGGTTCTAATCTATTATCAATTACTTTTGATATACTTTTAACAGTGCCATTCTTTATATATTTAATAGAGCCTATTAACCCTCCTAAAAAAGTTAAGAACTTTGCTAGTTCTCCTAAAGTTAAATTTTCCATATTTACTCCTTTCTTTAATTTACTTCCAACGTCCTATTGCCGTATAGGAATAAGCTAATGTATAAGTCCCAGCTGTTGGTCTTACCCAATTTGCAGTACCTAAAGAACTTCTTGTCACATTATCCAAGCTTTCTATCCAAGCACAAACGGTTCCTAATTTTGTTATCGTTACTCTTGGTATCTCGGCAAAATTTTGTGAAAAATCTCCTAAATTGAAAGACTGACATTCATATAATGAACCAAATGTTCTGTTAATTGCAATATTTTCTTTCTCATAATATCCCCAACATATCATTGTGCCATCACTATATTTAATCCAATTACCATTTGAATTCGAACCACTTTCTACTATGTAACCAGCAAATGGTGCATAATCTGTAGCACTAGAACTTTCTTCTAATTGTAATTTAATTGTATAATTGTATACTGTATTCGGTTGTACTCTTAAAAAGCAGTTAATTGCACTTTGAAAATATGAACCTTTGAATGTTCTAGTAGGAACTGAAGTTGTGATATCAAGTAAGTTAGATGAATTTTCCTTACTAACAATTCTTGCAACATCTACAAATGTTCCACTAACTGTTGTTAATGACCAAGTATAAGTCTTATCATCATCTAGTTCTAGTGAGTTGTTATTATATATTAGCCATAAATATCCCAATTTAGTTCCAGTTCCACTAGCACTAATGCTTCCATCATCGTTAATAGTAAATGTTACTCCATTTATTGTTGTAGAAGTACCTCTTGAGTAATTCATGTAAAGCATATTTTTGAAAATATCATTTTTTACTATACCATCTTCTATATGGTTCATTCTAGTTGCATTTGCTGGTGTTGTTTGATTAGGTAAATTCTTCCATTCTTGTTTTACATAAGCCATTTAATTTGTTATTAGTAAGTTCTCTATAATTTATAGCCAATTATTTTATATAAATTATCATAATTGTTTGTAGTAGTAATTACACTACTGCCACTTGTGTTTTCTTCTAAAATACTTCTAAACTCCACATTATTCCCACTCCAATAAATATTAGCCGTTCTTTTATTCCAATAGGTACCACTTGTCCCACCAACGTAAATAATTGTAGCAGAAGTATGTGCAGAAGAATATTCAGCTTTAGTGCAAGTTCCACCGTAGTCGCGCCCTCTAGAATAATAAAATTCTAACACATCATAATTTTGTAAATTGGTTATTGTTTTAGTTTCACCAATTCTGAAATTTCCATTAAATAACACAACACCTTTTAATTGATTGCACTTTCTGTTTAACTCATTAAAGTTGTTATTAAGATTAGTTGCATTAAGCGGTGTAGTTGTATTAGGTTTATCCTTAAATTCTATTAATGCCATATATTCGGCTTTTAACTTGCTCTTTATTTACTAAGATACCATATTCTAAATCCTGTTACATCACTGCCACAATGTCTATACGTTGATATTGTAACAAGTCCAGCAGCGTTACAAGTTATCCATATTCCACTATAAGTACCACCATTATCGTTGTTTACAATATAAGTGAACGCTGCGCCTGGAACAATAAATTGCCCTCCAGAAAAGTCACCACCTGCGCTATCTACTAATGGTTCTATAAATATTGTGTTATTAGGCAATGTCAATTGATAACTGTCTCCTGCTTTCAAATTTAAACCTGTTATACTATTATATGTCATTTTTAAATTATCTATTGTTCCTTTTAATTCATTAAAATTAGTGTTCAAATTTTCAGCATTAATTGGCGTTGTAGTATCTGGTTTGTTCTTAAATGTTATCATAGAGAACCACCTCTATCAGAAGAGCAAGTTAATTTATTTAAGCCTGCCCTCCTTTCATGAGAGGTGCTGTTACTAAATAACTGCCACCTCTCTTTCTTTTGTTTGTAATAACCCCCCCCACGTGGTTATTTCGTGGGCTTAGATTTTTTTGCGCCATCTGAAACACTCTCCTTTCTTTCGTTAAACTGCATCATTGCAGTTGTAACTTCGTTTTTTTCAGTTTGTACTAATTGGTTGAATATCTTTTCAACAATTGGTCGCAATAAAAAAGCCGGTAGTTCCGACTTGTTTATTGTATTGATTATACTTTCTTCTGTATCTTTAATTTTCAATATAATTGGTTTATCCATTTTTTATTACTCCTTCCAAATTTTTAACTTTATTTAGTAATGCTTTACACACAGTTAGCAAATATTTATCAAGTGCGTCACTGTCATATCTCATTAAATCAACAACTTTTTCTTTACTTCTTTTACCTTCTAAGTTGAAGTTTAAATCTTTGCCATTTACAATTGCTTTTTCATTATAAATTTTAAAGAACTTATGCTCTTTGTCTAACTTTTCTATTTCATCAATGATAAAGCCGTATTGATGCGGGTCTTGATATAAGTTGTACTTGTAGTCGTAGCTATACAAGTTCATATCATTTAAAATTTGTAGAGCAGTATCGTATTCTTTGTTGAACTTCTTAAGATTCTTTTTAGCATTCCTTGATGAAACATCTCCACCAGTTGTTTTAACCTTGCTGTTTGAACTACCTACACCTGAACCTGCATATACTCCACCATTTTTAGCATTTAAATTGACGCTTTCTTGGGCATAAAGGTACATGCTACCACTATAGCTAGGTGGTTGGTTAGCGTACCCGGCAACTATTTTAAAATAATCTCCACTATCATATCTAACCGCTTGTTTACCTTCAATGTTCATATTTCCATCGCTGGTAATGAAAGTAGTACTTTTTCCATAAATACTTAGCTGATTGATACTTTCTAAAAGAAATCTCTTTTCATTAGTACTATAAGCTAAACTAGCCATTTCACTTCCAAGTCCTGTACGTGAACTACTATTTCTGAACGAAATACCACCAGCAATGCTTCCTTGAGTTGCAACGTTCAAGGCTGAAACATATGGATGAGCTGAGCCTGTATATAACGCTCTGATAAATCCAGTACCATTATAAATGTCCACTCCCGATGTAGAAAGAACTCCGCTGCTTATTTTGTCTGCTGATAGTGTACCTGCTGTAATATTATCGGCATTTATTTTTTGAGCACTAAAGTTTTTTGTTGTAATTACATTAGAACTTAATCTACTTGAATTTATTGTTCCACTTGTAATGTTATCAGCATTTATTTTTTGAGCATTAAAATTCTCTGTTGTAATAAAATTACTAGTGACTTTGTCTGCAGTAATCGTACCTGTTGATATCTTGCTTCCATCAATAGTTGTAGTTTCATTATTATTAACTGCTGTTATTAGACCAGAAATATTGATTTTAGAGGCTTCTATTTTAGCGGTATCACTCGTTAAATTTATTTGAGCTACAATTTTATCTTTATCTACTTTTTTTGAAACTTCCAAATTTATTGAAGTAGCAGTTTGAGTAATTTTAGAATTTAATTCTATTTTTGTAGCGAATTGTTCAGTATATATGCTTTTAGCCATAAGTCTACAATAAATAGAAGCTGTTTCATGACCTAAAAGTGATACAGAATAATTACCTTCTGTTAATGAAATTTCCGGATAATCAAAATACTCAATGTTTTCATTTTCTAATGCTTGCAATATTCCTGCAGAAGAAAATTCTGTTCTGTGTATGACGTAACATTTTTGTTTTTCATAATCAAGAACAAATTCATCATAAGTATTTATATCTAAAAACCATAAATCTGCTGGTAATCTATATGTTACTTCATAATCTCCATTTTTAAAGGACAAATATCTTTCTAAAGGAAATAAATCGTCACTCGGAAATAAATCATTACTTGGATACAATAGTGAAAGACTTTTAGTAGTAGGTCTAATTTTTACATAAATTGGTTCACTATTTCCAGCTACATTTTCTAATGTAACAGTACCAACTCCATCAGCAGTAACTGAAACATCAGCAACTTCGCTTATTTCACTTTTTATTTGGTCTATTTCGAGTTGAAACTCGGTTATTGATTTTTCATTATTACCAACTTTTTCACTCAAGATTTTTAATTGTGCATTATCTCTTTCTTGGCTAATAGTCAACCTTTTTATAGCACTATCAGTATCATTTGTTACTTTCGTCTCTTCTTGCTTTTTTGTGCTAATGTTTAATGACATTGTACCGATCCATTGACCATTAAATTCTATATCATATTGTACAATAGTTGGATAAGATAGTTCTCCATTAATAAAAGTTATTATACTACCAGGTCTTATTGAATAATCTATAGGACATTTTTTAGTCGTAAATGAATAAAATTCAAAATTATTAATTTGACTAAAAATATAATCAATTTGAGATTGGCTAGTTATAAAAGGATTATCAGTATCAATATAAATAGTATCTCCATCAGTAGTTCCTTTTTCATATACTAAAAGACCATTATCATACACAACTCGCGTGATTTTATGTTTCTCTCCTATTTTATAATCGCCTAACATCTGAAAATCAATTGTCTTACTTGAAGTTTTTTTAATTTTAGAAAATTTTAATTTGCCAAGTTCATCTATATAAGCAAATGACGATTGCAAAGTTGCAATAAACCTTATATACTTTCTAGCACTGATAGTACTATCATACCAACTAACTTGTTCTTCTTGGTCTAATTCAGTTATTCCCAACTCAACACCTGCTTTTGTGCAGATATCTGATAATATTTCCAACAGAGATACTTTACCAGTAGAACTTAAATCAATGATATTTTTTGCATTATAATTAAATTCAAAATTAATCATATTATCAATTAATTCATAAGTAATACTGCCATCTTCATTTTCATAACAATTATCAACAAGTAAAGTGGCAATTGTATTTTCATTGTCTTTTAATGTAACAATATTTGGCACTGTGACATTTGCACTTTTATCAAGAACTAAATTAAATGAATTTGCAGCTGTACTTCCAAGAAAAAATGTATCAGTATAAAGTGAATATTCATTTGTAAGACTTCTATAATATTTATAGTCTATAAGTACACCATCAAAATAAATCTTCATTACTGACCACTCACTCTCTTTTTTTGTACTAAATTAAAAGACAGTGTATAATCTCCTGTCTCTAAAATTTCCCAATTAAGTCTAGAAACTCTAAACTCAGCAACTATGTATCCACCTTCGTAAATCGGATGTAAGCATTTAGCTTTAATAGGATTTTTCTTAATCTGCTCACTAATTGAAAAAAATTCTTCTTCACTTAAGCATTTATAAGAAAATTTAAGCTTACTCCAACGCGTACTGATAACTGTATCAATTAAGTCGCCAGTAACAATACTTCTGTATGAATTACTGTCTAAATCTTCACATTCGCCAGAATAAGAAGAAGGGCTTAACATTTTTTGATAACTACCATTTATTTCTATATACCAAACATTCATTAAACAACACTCCTTCCTGTTTTCCTTTTTTCACTATTAATGTAATTTACACTTGCTTTTCCCACTTCTCTTACTGATATCTGTGGATTTAAATCTATATTGTCCACTTTTTCAATTAAAGTTTCAAGCAGCCTACAAGTTTCTTCATTGTCACTGTTGAAATAAGCACTTGAATTAAATTTTTTCGGTATAACAGCTTCGCCTTTATGAATATAAGCTAATTGGTCATTTGGAACATAATTAGTACCAACGTCATATGAAGCTACTTGCTTACTAAAGTTATCGACAGATATATTTCTTGGAGTTAGTTTAGCAAAAGCATTCTTTATTTTATTAAAGAAATTTGTTATTTTTGAAGAAGCAGAACTTGTATCAGCAGTAACATTTACTTTAAGTTCAGGTTTTACTTCACAGAATTTTTTTAAATCTTCTTTATAATTATTTAACTCTGCTCTTGATAAACCCGTCTTTTCTGTTATTTCATCATAACTTTTACCTTGCTCAATTAAATTATCAACAATTGTCAATGTTAAATCTTTATATTTATCTTGAATTTCAACAAGACTACTTGTGTTCTCGCCTTGACTTTTTAACTTTTCTATTACTAAATCATTTGCAGCTATTTGTTCTTTTAATTTACTTAATATTGCTGCTTTTTCTTCGTTGTTTAGTTTTTCTTCTTCATATTGTTTATGTAAATTATCAACAATATAACCAGAATTTATTACAAATTGTTTTGCGTTTTTTAAATATTCTTCACTATGACCAAATATTTGTGAAGTTAGTGATGAACTTAAAATTAAAGCTTTTGTAATATTTTCTTGTGTACCTTGCATCTCGTAGAAAATTTCTCCTAAATCAGTTGCGTTTTCTGCCCATTCTTTAAAAGTTTCATTGCCCTGTTCTCTAAGTGAGGTTATTTGTTCTTTTAAATTTTTGTTTTCTTCTTTTATATCTTTTATAATTTTAATGGTTATAACAATTGAACCAATTGTAGCTAACGCATATAATGAACCAATTAATCCAGCCCCGCCCTTTGAACCAAGAGATATAAGTAATTTATCAACACTGCCTTTTAAAACTTCAAACTTTTTTACCAATTTATAAGCGAGTACAGCTTCAATTAGTAATATTATTAATTCTTTATGTTCAATTATCCATGAGCCTATAGGTTTTAAAACATTATTATATAATCCTTTTAATTTATCTGCCACGTTTTCTATAAATTTAACAATTTTTGTATTAAGTTCAATGTTCTTGAAATTATCAGCCCAGTTAAAACTATTAGAAGAACTAGTATCACTATTCAAATTTGTAATTTCATCTATGCCTGCTAAAGTTTTAGTAGCATTTTTTGCTGATTTACTTAAATTATCCATTGATTTTGTTGTTGCTTTAGCTAATAAATCCACCCCTGTTAATGCACGTATAAAAACATTAATATAACTTACAGCCCTTATTGTAAAATTAGCTATTTTTTCTATCAAAGGAGCCATTATAGAGCCTAATCCTATCCATGCTGACTGTAGTTTATTAGCATTTTCTGTATCTTGAGATAAATATTGAGAAGAAGCTCTACTAACTAGTGAAAAAATACTTCTAACTGAAATCAGTGATAATGTAAACTTTTTGATTTTAGAAATACCTTTTTCAAATGAAGAAGAAAGCTCATTATTTAATTTTTTTGGTGCTTGAGAATTTTCTAAATTATTCAACTCATTTTTAAGTTCTTTTATTTTTTCAGAATATTTGCTTAGGCTTTTAGTTTCATTTTCTAAATTCTTAGCAAATTCAGTTGTATTTGGATAGTTTTTAGTTTGCTCTATTATTTCAGGAATAGAAGATGCAAGAACATTAATCTTTTTTAATTCAGCTTCCATATCTTTAACATCAGAATATTTTAATTTTATACTCAATTCTTTTTTCTGTTTATCTGTTAAATCCTTATATTTTTCATTAATACTATCTAAATCATTAAGTGCTTTTTCTACTTCAAACTTTGGCTCTACACCCTTTGAAACCGTGGATATAAAATTGTTAACTGTACTTTTTAAAGCATTCATTTTCTTTGTGAATGGTGCAGTGATAAGTTCAAGCGTAACACCAAATTTTTCATCATTCATAATATTTTTGTCCTCCTTTCGTTACATAATGTTTATTTAAACATTTTGGTTTTTGTATAGTTGCCTTTTTAGGGAACAATTCTGGCGAAGCTTCTTCTGGTGTGTTCGGAAACAAATTTTCCTTTTCGCAAAATAAATCATTAACTGCTGCCTCAATAAGATTTGCTTCTTTCCACATTTTATAAGCTAGACTTTTTCTTCTTTGTTCCAAACTATGATAACATTCTTCTAGCGTCATATCATATAAGTCACTATATTTAAAATCAAATTTTAATAGTTCATCATAAAGAAAGTTAATTATTTCTGTATAATTTGTTTCTGTTCGTTTTCTGCTGTCTGAAGGAGTTCCTCTGTTTGCTTTTTCATCTGGTCCAACTCCTCCTTCGTTAAGAAACCCGAAACAACCAACGCCTTATAAATTACATCATATAAAATTGTTTCTAAAGTATAGCCGTTATCTATTAATTCATCCATCAAATTGCATGCATCAGCTTTGCTAAAATTAGGTACTTCTGCCTTTCTCAATGATTGAAGTAAAGTAACTAATGTTGTATGGCTATAATCTCTTATAAAATCCAACATTTTACATTTATTCTTTTCTTCTAGTGATATACACTCAGAAGTTGTTAATCTAAATCTTATAACTTTTCCATTTAATTCTAATTCAAAATATTTCATATAATTTTCTCCTTTACTTAATTTATTATTAAAAAAATAGGGTAACTAATATAATAACTAGCTACCCTATAAATCTGCTATGCACTAGTTGAAGGAACTGTAGTTTCCACTTCTTTTATTGGTCTAAGATATAATGTGAATTTATCTATCTCGTTTGTGCCTATTTCATTAAAACTATAAGCAACTTTACTCTTAAATTTGTGAACAATACCATTAGACCTTGTTATTTTAAAGAAGTAAGTCTTTTTACTTGTAGCTAAGTCATCAACTAGGTTTATATTTGCGTTAGTATCTGGGTTTTCCATATTAAAGTCTATATTTAATTTAACAGCAGGCTTTAACCCAGCTTTACTTGTTTCAAATTCTAAATTATCTAAACTTGTAGTATCTATATCATTTGGTTCTTCGCCAATAACTGGCACTTTTAATAGGCCATATAATCTTGAATAAGTACCACTTTCTGTTTCCGAATATTCAATTTTGCTTCCGGCACTTACAGTATAATCTGCCTCATGGTCATCTGCAAATCTTTGAATATCTAATTTTAATTTTTTCATATTTCTTCTCCTCTCATTAAAAAACTAATTCATGATTAGTCTCATTCATTTTAACTTCGGCGGTGATTTGTTTTTTTATCAAATCATCACTTTGGTCAATATCTTTTATAGTCACTTTAAAGTTAAGCTCTTTTAATTTATTTACAATTTTTTCTGACATCAAATCTAGTATTTCAATTGTATTTGACGTCATATCATTTTTTCTTTCTAAGATGCCATATAAAGATAACTTGTAAACATCCTTTTTATCAAAGGACTGACTTAAAAATGTTTTCTGAAGTGTGTAACCAAAATATGTAGTTTTTTCTTCAATTATTCCATCTGGTAAGAATGGACCACATTCTAAATCATTTATTTCATCTAGTTTTTCTTGTATTAAAGTTCGTATCATTTAAACACCGCCTTCAAATTTTCTTTATATATTCCTACATTTTTCTGTAATGACAAATAAAAATGTGGATTTGCTTTTCTTCCCCATGTTCCTGTAAGTAAATTTTGTAAATACGTTGCATAATTCCAGGGCGCATCCGTTGTATATGGATAACCATGTGGAAAAATATTAGTACTTTCTCCTAAAGGTCCTGTACCCCAATTGATAAAGTGGGCTAAAGGTAAAGTAATCGTTCCACCTTTTCTTCTTTCCCAGTCAACCATTAAATCACTTGTTATTCTAGTTTTTATTACACCACCATTGTTGATAGTATCTTCAACTTTAATACTGGAAATATAGTCTCCACCTTTATATGGCGAAGTTTCTATAATATCTTCCCATACTTTTTTAGCAGTATCTCTTTGTGCCTTAATTAGTTTTGGAATATATTCTTTATCAATTTTATTTTCAATTCTTAAAACCATTTTTGAAATGTCCATCATATTTCTAGTAAGTCCACCCATTTTAATTTAACAGACTTTATTTTATATTTTTTCTCGCCTTGAAATAAATAGTATTTTGAAATATTGTCTGGCTTTGTCCCGACCTTTTCTTTTAAATACTTTTCTAATTCATTTCTAATTGAGGTGATTCTAATCATAGAAGTAATATCAGCCCCATAAATTGAGGCTGATACTTCATCTGTTAATTCCTGTTTTTGAATTGAAAATGTTTTGATATAGATATAAGTTTCAACTTTTGCTCCATTTTTAGCTTTTTGTTGTTCAACTTTTTTTAAGTCAATCGTGTTTTTATAACGTAATTGCATTATTACAACACCAGCCTTTTTCCATTTTTTACTATATCACTACGCATTTGTTCAGTTGGGTTCTTGAAGGTAGAGCTTTTACCGCTTTCGCTTAAACTTTTTACATCTTCAGTACCCCTTTGTAAATAAACTGTCTTAACATATTCTTTTATTTCTGATTTTAGTAATTGTATATTACTTTCAGTATTTTTCCTATTAGAAAAATATAAGGCATTGAATATAGCATCCTCTAATAGGCTTTTAAGAACGTCCTCATCAAAAGAATTATAATTATCTGACAAGTCGCTTTTAATTTCTTTTAGTATTTTATCTTCCATATCAACACCTTATCCTTTCTTAAGCACTTATTGCTGTTTCTGCATAGTAATAGATAGCTTCTTTTACTAATGCTTGAATACCACTATATACGAATGTTTCTAGTGCTATAGCATCATCGAAAGGTATTTTTTCTGCGTCATATTCACTTAAATAATATGGCTCAGCTATACTTTCTTTTAGCATAACGAAACAATGAACACCTTCTGGTAATCTGTTACTTTCGTATACTTCTATGCTATCGTACATACCAATTAAACCATTAGATGGCACTGTACCATTTGGTAAACTATCTAGATAATTTTTTAATGCTTTTCTATATGTACCATCAACTACAATTGCTAAATCTTCAGCATCAAGTCCATCAATGAAATCACTAGAAGTATTTTTTGCTTTAACTATCATAGCGTCAATTATATCAACTTTGTTTGTTAAACTTTCGCTGTTTTCAAATAAAGTTCCAGCAGTTTTTGCACATGTAAAGAATTTTCTATCTAAATATGCTTTAATTCTTTTTTCAGCATTTGCCTTTCTCTTTTCTGCCATTCCATCAATACCATAAAGTTTTACATCTTTTAATTGTAACTCTTCTACTATTTCCTTATCGTCTGTTAAGTTAACAATAATAGGCTCTGCTTTTACTTTATCGCCTTTTGATGCTGTTCTAGCAGTTCCTTTATCCTTTAATTGAGCATTTACAAATCTTTTGTACTCAACACTACCTGATGTAGGTTCTCCACTTCCGTTTTTAGCTTTTAAAGCTTCGCTGACACAACCGGCTTGTATGTTTTCAATAACACCACCTAGTATTTCAGCTAGATTATCCATAACACTGTCGTTTAAATAATCTTGAATATATAATGATTTTGTTCTTGCCATTTTTTTCACTCTCCTTTATCTCCTTCTTTGCAAGAAAAAAAGCAAGTTAATAACTCGCTCTTGAAATATTTTTTTTGGAATTTTCTGTAGTTCCAACTACGTATCTAGGACTTTTCTCTTTTAGACTTTCATTAATTCCTTTTTCTACTGCATCCTTAAATAGCTTTGTCATACTTTCAATTTTGCTATTAATTGTCTCAGCACTTTCTCTAGTAAAATCAATCATGTCTAAAAGTTTTACATCTAGTCCTTTTTCATTAGCAATTTGAATAGCAGTATCTTTTAGTTTATAAGCGTTAAGTTCCATTTCGGCTTTATTTGCTCTATCAGTTTCTTTTTGCTTTTCATATTCTAATTTTTCATCTGCTTTCATTTTAGCTAACTTTTCAGCTTCAGTTCTTTTCTCTTCTTCCTCTTTAAGAATTTCAGCCTTAATTTTGTTTCTCTCAGCATTGATAATTTTGTTCAACTCATCTCTTGAATAAGTTTTCTCTGCCTTATCTTCTCCTTGAGTATTTTTTTCTTCTGCTGTTTCGGTAGCAGTTACCATATCTTTGTTATCTTCCATAGATAACCCTCCTTTTCTTTTACGGATAGAAAATATCCAAATTATTATTCATTACGGCGAATTAACCAAATAAAAAAAACATATTTCTATGTTTCATTAGTGCATTTTATAAGCACCATAGAATAGATAGTCAACCCAGGTTCTTATAATCTATAAACTATCTACTCTATGCTACCTATTAAGTAGCAAAAAAGCACTATTTAGTGCTATCATCCAATATATCCATTATTCTTTCTACATCATCAAGTTTTAATTTTTTAGAAATCTCCATTTCAAATTCTAACCATTCTTCATCTTCCAAATCTTTATTTGGAACTTTTATATCATTTTGCTCCAAAAATTTTACGTCTTCCTCTGATAATATATTTCTAGGATTATTCATTTTTCTTCCCCCTTCCTTTGTAAACAGTTTTAATACTTAACTCTTCTCTATCAAGAGCTACCATTTTTTTATTTTTAAAGAATACTTGGCTATCATTAATCGGATTATACCATTGATTAGTAGGTTCCTGTAAAATCTCTTTTATATCTTCCTTAGTGATATTTCTATCTATCATTCTATCAATGGTATGGAATGTCACTTCGCCAATAACCCCAAAGTTTTTAGCTTGAACATTTTTTAGATATTCTCTTGTATCATTTACTTTTTTATAATATTCATTAAATGATAATGTTTTCTTTTTTTCGCCTATTTCCAAATCTTTCTTATAATGTTTTCCAATTTCTTCTTTAAGTTTTATTTCTTCGTAGTAGTCATTATTATACCTTAATTTAGAATATTCTTCAAGGGTTTTCGGCACTTCGCTAGGTATTATACTTTTCAATTGATTATACTCCGCTATAAGCTCATTATGGCTCAATTCAGTAAGATAAGTAATCGTACTTCTACAATAATGAAAATGATTATTAATTGGAGGTAAGTTTTCTCCAACAACAAGTCCTTTTGTATGATAGATAACACTTCTATTATCTTTTTCAGAATACCTACTATATACATTCATTTCATTTAATTTGAATATTTGATTATTCAATGTCTGACACATCTCTGTTGTTCTGCTATCTATTTCAGATATAAATCTACATTCTTTTGCACCATACTGTTTACCTATTTCTAATTTAGAGTAGTTAAATACATTATCGGTTTGATTTTCTATTGCACCACTAATCTTTCCATCATTTATATTTAGCATTCTCTTTTGTTGCTTAACGAAAATCTTTTCAAATTCTATATCATCAACATTTAATTCATTATTTGAATTCATGTTTATAATTGCTTGTCTTACAAGTTCTTCTGAATTATATTTAGTTATTTCTTCAATATAATTTTGCCATTCATACCCCAAATTATTTACGAATTTATTTAAACTTAATAATGTAAGGTTTATAATATCTAATACTCTCTTCTTCGGTTTTAATTCGTTTATCACTTGCTTATGTGCTTCTTCTATAACGTTTTTAAACAATTGGTTTTCATTGATACTATTGTTTTTCATCATATGATAATACTCTAAATAAATATAATACTTGAATATATCTATATTTTTTATTTTTTTCATGTTGATAAAACGCTCTGTTAAATAGTATATGTAAGAATTCTTGTCCATTGATGTTTTTTCTTTCTTTAAGCACCTTTTAAACTTGTCAGTTTCTTTTTGAGTTGCATATTCATATAGTTGATTATAGTTAAATTTTAATGATGCGAATCTTAGTTGAATATTATCTTTAAGATATTTATATTCATTTAAGTATTGCTCATAATATTTTTTTAGCATTTTATCAACATTATTCCACATAGTATTCTCCTTTATTCTTTATTTAATTCTTTATCATTGTTTTGATTACCATTTTGATTTATTATTTTGTTAAAGTTATTCATGATATTATCTTCAGTTTCCTGTTCTTTCTTTTGCTTTTCACTTGTTACATCAATATCAAAAGGCAACATACTTATACAAGTTTCGTCAGATAACAATTGTCTTAATTGTAAAGCCATATTTACTACTTCTTGTTTTTCGGTAGGCATATTTCTTTTTAAATTGACTTGTATATCTCTGAAATCAAAATGAGTGCTTTTTTTTAAATTTATTCTATCTACTATATTTTCCCACATTGCTAACAGTTCTTTTTTGAATTGTTTATCTGCTTGAATAATAGCCTGTTCTAACGGAAAAAACTTCTTTTCTAAAGCACTTGAATTGTCAGCATTAGTAAAACCTGTATCTGTGACATTTGGAACACAAATTGTCATTAAGATTAATTCCATCAAAGTTTTTTTGTGATTTTCACTTGCTGTATCGTTTATGTTTTTTATTATCCATTCTATTTTTCCTGTTGTATCATCAGTGTAAAAAACTTTTGACTTCAAATATATTTCATCTTCCTTTATTCTTTCGGGGTTTATTATATTATTTTCCGGATTATCTGGGTCTTGAATAAACATTTCATTTGCTGGTCTATACCCAGTAATCATCAATTTTGCATCATCGTTGTATTGAAATATATTTCTATTATTTTCTATAATTTGTTGATAACTATCAATTAATGAAATAACTGGCTCAAATATAGCCAAGTTATCAACATTTTCGACCGCAAATGCTGGTGTTAATTTCCACGCTATTTCTTCGCTCATATCTTTATCCAATTTATACTCATTAGGTTGAAGTTTAGAATTTTTATAATAAAACTTACTATCATTAGTTATTATTTCTACCATATTGCAATTAAAACCATCGTTGTCTAATTCTTGCCATACTCTAAGAAGCCCAATTTTTTGTAATGGCGCTGAGTAATCATAAATTGCTACACATTGTAAGCTTGAAATATGTGTATAAACTATTTCGTTGTCTTCAGTTTCATAAGTCAAACCATAACATGCACCTGTCATAAAATAATCTTTTACTAAATCATAAAAGAATGAGCTGTCATCGTTGTAATCTCTAATATAATCAATTAATAATTGAAACTCTTCAACGTTAGTATTTTTTCCTATTACTTTATTGAAAAAATTCTTAATTATTTCTATTTTTTTCTTATTATTTTCTTGTTTAATAGAATATTCAGGAGCTTTACCACCGAAATAGCCACTAACAATATTAGTACTATAAAATTCTAGTGGTACATCCACTTCTGTTCTTTTCTTGCCAACGTATCTATTATAAAGCATTTTTCTATGATTAAGAACTTTCTTTGCTTGTGTTACTAGTGAATTAATATTTTTTTCTTCTATTAAATACTCTTTTTTGCATTGTATCATTTTTGTTTCTCCTTTCATATTATTGAATTCATTCCAATTGATATTTTAGGCTTATTTGCTACTCTTTCATAAATACCAGCTAGCACATCCTCAATATCATCGTGCTTGTTCTTCCCTTTTCTTTGATAAGTGCTTATGCTTTTATATGCTTCTTTGTATTTGGTCTTCCAATTTAATGGGAAATAGACATGATTACATATCCAAGCCGCACTGGAGAGAATTCTTGCTTCTTTGTTTTTAGTTTGTGTGTATGTTTTTATTACGCATTTATAATATTTTTTCTCTCTTAACTTCCTATCAATATTTCGTGCAAAGCCACGTCCACCGTTATTACCTTCAAATTCAGCTTCTGTAACATTGTTATTTATTAGTATTTCTGTACAACTATCTTCGGTTGCTTCCATTGGTTTGTCATCATACTGAATATCTAAAATATAGACATCTCCATTATTTACAATATAAGGAATAGTGACTAAATAGTCTTCTCCAGTATCAGCTGTGTCAGTTAAAGAATAAACTTTAGTATAATTAGGAAGTTTTTCCCATTCCATCAAATCTTTATATAGTCTATTTTTAATGTCTATTGCTTCTTGCTGATAGTTTGCTAAAACTATATCTTCGTTCATATCTCTTGTTTTAAAAGTATAATCCGCTTTTGTTAAAATCTCATCACAAAGCATATTACCATTGTCTAATACAGCTTTATAACATATATGTTCTACTTCTAATTGATTATAGTTTTCTAATATGTATCCAGCCAAATCTTTTGTTGCCCATCTTGTCATAATTATAATGATTTTAAAATTATTTTCAGTTCTTGACAACATTGTATTTTTAAACCAGTCCAATATCTTCTCTAAAACATTATCATTATAAGCTTCTTCAGCATTTTTTATAGTGTCATCTATTATCATAACATTACAACCAAATCCTGTTGCTGTTCCGGTAGGCGATGTAGCTAAATAATTTGCTTCTTCATTACCTTTTAATGCCCATTTATTCATTGCAGCTTCGCCATATTTAATTCCCACATTTGGAAATACACAAGAAAAAACACCATCTGTTTCTGAAATGGAATCTCTTACTTGTTTAGCAAAACTACTTGATAACGTTTCATTATAACTTCCTGTCATAACTTTTAATTTAGGATTATTACCTAACAACCATTGAGTAAATAATGTGGCTGTTCTGCTTTTACCATGTCTCGGTGGCATATTGATAACTAGAATTTTTTTATCATTTGACATAAAATCTTGTAGTTTGTAGCACAAATCTTTCAAGAAAAACCTTTCTTTTTTGTAGAAATCAGGTGCTTTCAATAAGCAGTAATCCCAAAAGAACCTTTTAGCCAATTCACATTTAGCTTGAAACATAACTTCTTCAGGCATTTTATATATCCCCCGCAAGTTTTCTTAGTTCTTCTTCTGTAAGATTTTCATAAGGATTATTAATACTATGGTTTAACTCTTGTTTATCTTCCCAATTAAAATTGTTTTTTAAATTGAAAATAACACCAGTTGCGTTAGGGAAAAATAATCTTTCTTCTGCGTATACCTCTACTCTATCCTTTGCTTTTTTTACAGTGGGGAAAAACTTTTCGTCTTTTGAATAATTTAAAAGTGTTTTTCTATCCATATCTAGTGAATATGCTAAGCCACTCATAGTCAATGGTTTTCCTTTTTCTTCGCATTCTTCAAAATACTTTTTGATTTTCTGTTCCAAGATTTGAACATCAGTATACTTTTTTGGTCTGCCACCTTTATTTTTAGTAGCCATTTTTACCACCTACTTTTTATTTTTCTTTTTATCAGTATCTTTTACTGCTTTTTCTTCTTTATCTGTTTCTTCTATTTCTTCTTGTGATGGTTCTTCATCTTCTGTATCATTACTTTCTTCTATTATTTCTTGTACAACTTCTTCAACAGTTTTATCTTCTTGGTCTGCATATTCAACTATCGCACCAGCAACTGCTTGTACTTCTTCTTCTGTAATCTCTTGTTCTTCTTCTATTGCTTCAATTAATTTTTGCCCAGTTGTTTTACAATAATCACAATTGTTTATTTCCATAAATCTTTCTTTTGACAATTCAAACTCTTGTCCTTTTTCTCTAATAATTCCTACCTTTATATCTTTAAAATTTATTAATACTCTTGCTTTCATTTTATTCACTCTCCTTTTTTCAATTTCAATTCTTATTTCTTCTAAGCAATTTAACCAATCTTTAATACTAGTGCTTTCGCTGTATTTAAAATTAGCAGGTATTTTGTTTATTATTTCTTCAATTCTACAGTCTTGCATTGACTTATCTAAAATGTAACCATTTACTTTATCTATAACAGTTTTATTTACTCCATTCCAATTTGTAACTATAACTGGTACAGTATGGGCTAGTGCTTCATGTATTGTGTAACAATAGCTTTCAGTATCACTTAATTGAACAACATAATCAGCATTTGCTAGTTTTTCTTGTATGTTCAAAGTCGGTTTACATTTAATAACATTTGGAATATTTAGTTGTCTACCATCATTAGTATAAATATACCATTTATAATTGATTTTTCTTTTGTTTAACTCATTCGCAAGTGTTAAAATTCTATCATAGCCTTTTTCACTTGTTAATCTACAAGCTGAAACTAAAGTTAAATATTCGTTTTTTGGAGAATAATTTACTTTCTCCTTAACAACGTAGTTTTGTATAACCACTGCTTTTTTAGTCAGGTATTTTTCTTCAAAACTTCTTTTACTTACTTCAGAAACTGCTATATACTTATCCATCTCAAAAGTTTCGTTATAATTAAAGTATTTTAATTCACTATAATTAGCATGTATCATTTGTATGTAATAGTCAGCTACTATTCCGTTTAAGTTTCCGTCACTACTTGCTTTTATTAACAAATCACATTCGTAAATTTTACCTGTGGTTCTTTTCATAACTTTAATACCATTGTTCATAAGTCTTTGTAATTGTTTTTCATCTGCTTTATCATATAAAAAAATAACATTATAATAATTTTTTAATTCACTAAGCAAATAATAAATCCAAGTTTCTATACCACCAATTTCAGCTAGATAATGTTGATATAATATTATATTCACATTAATTATCACTCCTTATCTTTTCCCAAATTTCATTTTTGTTAGCAGATAACACAGAAATAACAATTGTACCAGTAAATAATAATATTCCAATAATTGTTGCTAATATAGTTTCTTTCATATCTTATCAACTACCTTTCTAATCCGAATTTTTCCAATTTAGTTTTTTTCGGAATTAAAAAACAACCAGTTAAGGTTGCTTTAATAAAATTAGAACATCTAGTATCTTTAATAGATACTGTACTAATGATATAATATAGATTTGCACTATATTTCTTACCACGATAGGTTGACTATTGCCTTTGCTACTTGTCCTATTGTTTTTGCTACAAGTAAGGAATAACTCTTTTTACTATATAAACTATATATCATCAGTACACTACCTATTCGGGTAATGTGAACAACGAATTAAAAGATAACCTCTAATTAATTCCGAGTAGTCATCCTCGCATTTACTTCTACAAATCTAATACCTATAAAGGCATTGCTTCAAAGTAAATAGTGCTAATTAGCACCCTAGAAAGATACATCGGAGATTCCTAAAGGACAATGGTAAAGATATATCTCTCTAGGCTACTAATTGTAGCCAACTAGGGATTTCGATGTATAAATGAGTATCTATCTAATCGTACTCATTATAGCAATTATACCACACCTAAACTGCTCATTTCTGCTCATCTTTAACAAAATTGTTATTTTTCGGTGTTTTCCCCTTGTATTCATCGTAATATCTTCTAACTTGTGCAACTGAATAATCTATTTCTTTTGCTATTTGGTTCCAAGTCATTCTCTTGTAATCTTTCATAAAAGCAATTGTAAGTGCTGGTTCTGATAGTTTCATTCTATCTATTTCTTTATAGATGTAGTTTTCACAATTGTTTCTGTCTACATACAACTTTCTTAATTGCGTGAACAACTTATCAGTTCTAATTATTGAATTAATCATATTAGAATTAGCATTACTGCTACAACTAACTAATACTTCTTTAAGTTTGCTTGCAGATATATTGTAATTATTAGCTATTTCTGTTTGAATGTAATCAATTTGATTATCTATTTTATTTAATCTATTCCATACTTCAACAATACTTAATTCTTCAATCATTTAAGCCACCACCTATCTCTAACGTGTAAAATAATGCACTCTTTTATTAATCTTTTTATTATCTCTTTTCTTTTTCTTAAAAACTCTTCATCTTCACTTTTTGACTTCAACAAACGAAATCTATGTGTATCATTCTTAAAACCAAATTCTAAATAGACTACGTTATCCTCTACATACTCTATTGTATTTTGTGTAAACCTAAACCCCCTGTTCAATAGTTCTATCAACGACCTATCATAGTTTAGCCTGTACACATATATCACACTCCTATTAATTCTTTGATTTCTTCTTCAGTATATATTCTATTTTTATATTTATTATTTAAGTGATTATTTGTCTTGTTAAGTTCTGCTAGTAAGAATTGCCTATTTTCAATACCTAACAGCTTATTTAGATTTAGATTTAAAGTCTTAGATAGTTCCATATCGTTTTTAATTTTTCTTCTGTCTTTTCTTACATTTTTAAGTTCTTTGACAATTCTATAACAAGCCTTAGTATCTAATTTCTCACTTTCTATAAAATGTAATAAATCACTTATTCTATAATCTACTGCTTGCAAATTAGCACTTAAGTTATTTGTATAAGATTGTAATTCATTCATTAGCTCAGATATTTCTTTTACCTTTTCTATTATTTCCACATTTATTTATTCCTCCTTTAAATTGTTAATTTCATCTTTTTTT